CCTACGCACGCACGTCCACAGTTGAGGCTTCGACCTTATGGCAAACCCCAGGCTCCCGGCCCTGAAGGCTGAAGTCAGCGGCGCCGCCATGAAGAATCCGCAGCGCCATCGCGACAGAAAGGCGCCTCGCGTTCGCGCGCTTGGTGAGCCGTACGCCCGAATGACCGCTGGCCAACAGGAGGCTTGGCGGGAGTTTGCGGAAGACCTGCCGTGGCTGAGCAGCGCGCACCGGGCCTTGCTTCAGGTGGCGTGCGTCCTGCGAGATCGGATGAACACAGACCCGGACATCGGGATCACGGCGCTGAGTGCCTATAGCGCCATCCTGTCCAAGCTCGCGGCCACGCCGGTTGATGACAGCAAGGTCAACTACGGCGACGAAGAGGACGAAGACCCTGCCGACGCCTTCTTCACCAGATCGCACTAGGCATTACGCCGAGGCGGTAGTCGCTGGGGAGATTGTCGCCGGGCCGCATGTTCGGAACGCCTGTCGCCGGCACTTGGCGGACCTGAAGCGGGCGGACGGAATCTGGTTCGACGCCGAGGCGGCGGATCGGGCGTTCGGGTTTTTTGAGGGCGTTCTCAAGCTGAGCGAAGGCCAGTTTGAGGGGCAACCCTTTATCCTGCACCCGTCGCAGGCGTTCATAATCGGGTCGCTGTTCGGCTGGAAACGCGCGGACGGAACAAGACGGTTCCGGCGAGCCTACATCGAACAGGGCAAGGGGAACGGCAAGTCACCGCTGGCGGGCGGGATCGGCATCCTGGGGCTTGCTGCGGACGGTGAGGCTGGCGCTCAAGTTTACGCCGCAGCGGCCAAGCGTGAGCAAGCGGGCATCCTGTTTGCTGACGCCGTAAAGATGGTGAAGCAGTCGCCGGCCTTGGCCAAGCGGCTGGAGTTTTCAGGCGGCGCCGGGCGAGAGTTCAACATCGCGCATCACTCGTCGGGGAGCTACTTCCGGCCCGTGTCGCGGGACACCGGCAAGACGGGTTCGGGGCCTCGGCCCTACTTTGTCCTGGCGGATGAGGTTCACGAGCTACCCGACCGGCGCATCCTTGAGATGCTGGAGCGGGGGTTCAAGTTCCGCCGGCAACCGCTGCTGTTTATGATTACGAACAGCGGCTCGGATCGCAACTCGGTCGCGTGGGAAGAACACGCTCACGCGGTCAAGGTCGCGGCGGGCAACCCGGATGCGGTGACGGACCCGACGTTCCTCGGGCAAGTGCTAGACGATACGACGTTTAGCTATGTTTGTGCGCTTGACGAAGGCGACGATCCGCTTCGCGACCCGTCATGCTGGATCAAGGCTAACCCTCTGTTGGGGGTCACGATCACCGAGGAGTATTTGCGCGAAACGGTCGCCCAGGCCAAGGCGATCCCCGGCCAGCTCAACGGGATTTTGCGGCTTCACTTCTGCATCTGGACCGATGCGGAAACAGCGTGGATGACGCGAACGGCGCTAGAGCCGTGCATCGCGGATTTTGAGATTGAAGACCACCAAGGGGCGGATGTCTGGCTGGGGCTGGACCTGTCGCAGAACCGGGACATCACCGCGCTTGGCGCCGTGGTGAGGACGGGGACCACGGCAGAGGGCAAGCCTACGTTCGATGCGTGGGTGGAAGCCTGGACGCCGGGCGACACGCTCGCGGCTCGGGAGTTGCGCGACAAGCTGCCTTATCCGGTGTGGGTCCGTGAGGGCCACCTCCACGCGCCGCAGGGCGAGAGCATCAGCTTTCGGCATGTCGCGCAGACGCTGGCCGAATATGACCGCGATTTTAGCGTTCAGCTCGTGGCGTATGACCGCTTCGCGTTCCGGCGGTTTGAGGAAGACATTGACGAACTCGGCCTGTCGCTTCCGTTTGCGGAGCATCCGCAAGGCGGGCTCAAAAAGGGCAAGCCGCTTTCTACGGGCGGCGAGGGGCTATGGATGCCCGGCTCAATCCGACTGCTGGAAGACGCGCTTTTAGAGGGCCGTATCCGGCTCAAGCGTAACCCTGTCCTGATCTCGGCGATGATGTCGGCGGTGATCGAAGAGGACAAGTGGGGCAACCACTGGCTGGCTAAAACCCGATCAGTGAACAAGATTGACGCCGCGATTGCGCTGGCGATGGCGATGGGAGCGGCAAGCATGGGTGAGCAATCCGCTCCGGCCTCCCCTTGGGATGACCCGACGTTTTCGCTGGTGGCAGCATGAGGCTGTTCGGCTACGACATCAGCCGGGGGGGAACCCGCAAGGGCGAGAGTCCCGCCGTCGAGGAGCGCATCATCACGTCAGTGACGGGGATGGAGCGTCCTGGCTCTAGCCTGTTGCAGCTTATCGGCGTCACCAGCGCGTCGCTGCCTACGGTGACGATTGAAAGCGCCCTGTCTGTACCTGCCGTATCGGCGGCTGTTTCGTTCCTGTCTGGCAGCATGGCGAACCTTCCGCTGCACGCCTACCGCGCCAAGAAGGGCGGCTCCGAGCGGCTGAAGGACGGCGTTCAACGCCTTATGAACGAAGCGCCAAACCCGGAGTGGACATCCTTCGGGATGCGAAAATACCTCTGGCAGCAGGTGTTTACCGGTGGTCGTGGGCTGGCCTGGATCGAGCGCCAAGGCCCCAAGATCGTCGCCATCTGGCCGATGGACCCCGGCGAGACGCAGATCAACCGCCTCGGCGGTCGCAAGTTCTACAACTACGGCGGCAAGCGGTACGAAGCCGCAGACGTCATCGATATCCCGTTCATGCTGAAGATCGATCAGCTCGGATCGTATAGCCCGATTACGATGGGCGCTAAGGCGATCCAGCTTGCTATCGCCATGAACGACTATGCGTCGGGGTTCTTTGCCGGTGGCGGGGTTCCGCCGCTCGCGCTTGTCGGGCCGATGCCTGCCGGTCCCGAGGCAATCAAGCGAGCGCAGGCTGACATCAAGCGTTCTGTGGACGCTGCCAAGGCGAACGGCAATCCGATCCTCCCGATCCCGGCGGGGTATGAGTTGAAGCCGGTCGGCTTTGATCCTGACAAGGGCCAGATGACGGAGGCGCGGCGCTTCCAGATCGAGGAGTTTGCCCGGATTTGGAACCTCCCGCCGGTCTTCCTGCAAGACCTGACGCACGGGACGTTCAGCAACACCGAGCAACAGGACTTGCATTTGGTCAAGCACCTCATTGCTCAATGGGCCAAGGCGTTTGAGGAAGAGTGCAATCTTAAACTGTTCGGCCAGCGGCCCGGCGGCCTCTACGTTGAACACAATCTGGACGGCCTGATGCGCGGTGACTTCAAGTCGCGGATTGAGGGGCTGGCCCGTGGCGTTCAGTCGGCGATCCTAACGCCTGACGAGGCCCGCGCGCTGGAAAATCGTCCGCCGATGCCAGAAGGCGGCAGGCTCTACATTCAGGGGGCGACCGTCCCGCTCGGCTTGCAGCCGGTCACGAACAACGGAGGGGCGAATGACCCTGGAAACTCGGACGCTAACCCGTCCGGTTGAGGTCCGCGCCGCTGGTGACAGTGGGCGGACCATCGCCGGTTACGCAGCCGTTTTTAACAGCACGGCGGATATCGGAGATAGCTTCCGCGAGATCATCGCGCCTGGGGCCTTCGCGGGCACGCTGGGCGGTGATGTGATCGCCCTGATTGGCCATGACCGCAACCGCGTGCTGGGCCGCACCACGGCGGGAACCCTGCGGCTCCGCGAGGACGACATGGGGCTGGCGGTCGAGATTGACCTTCCCGACACCACGGACGGGCGAGACCTTGCGGTGCTGATCGAGCGCGGCGATGTGTCGGGCATGTCGTTCGGGTTCGTGGTCACGAAACAGCGTTGGGACGAGACCGGGCCGGTCCCGACCCGCACCATCGAAGCGGTGGATCTTCGCGAAGTCACGGTCACGGCGTTCCCCGCTTACGACGACACCACGATTGCGCTGCGCTCGCTGGACGACGCCCGCAAGGAACATCGCAAGCATCACAACCAATCGGGCTATTCCCTTCGGAAAGCCCGCACCGAGATGACCCTCCGGGGTCTGTAACCTCCCACGCGACCGCGTGAGGCCGGGCCGGGCTAGATCGGTCAACCGCAGCGTCGAGACGACGCCGCACCTCCCATAGATGGAAATTCTACCATGAGCACTGAACTGCACGAGAAGCGCGGTCGCCTCGTTACCGAAGCGCGCGCCGCCCTGGACGAGATCAAGGGCAACACCGACGACAGCCGCGCCGCCGAACTGGAATCGCGCCACGATGCGATCCTGGCCGAGTTCGACAAGACCGAGGCCCTGATCGAGCGTGAGCGCAAGGTGGCCGCTCTTGAGGCCCGCGCCGAAGAGCAGCGCGCCGCGCAACGCCCGATCCCCGGTGACGCCGAGGCCCGCGCGCAAGACGTTCAGGGCAAGCCGGAATATCGTGACGCCTTTGTCGCGCTGGCCCGCGCTGGCTTTGACCCGCAGGAAATCTCGCCGGAACTTCGCGCCGTCCTCAAGGCCGGTGTGACGGAACTTCGCGCTCAGACCACCACGGTCGGCGCCGGCGGCTACACGGTCCCGACCGATCTGGCCAACGCGGTTGACAAGACCCTGAAGGCTTGGGGGCCGATGTACAACGAGGACATCTGCACCGTCATCACCACGTCGAGCGGCAACCCGCTGGACTTCCCGAAGGTCGATGACACCGCCGTGGCCGTTGCCCAGCACTCCGAAGCTGCGGCGATGACCGACGACGGCGGCGTGGACGCCACGTTCACCAAGCTGACCCTCGGCGCCTTCGCCTACGACACCGAGTGGGTGCAGATTTCGATGGAACTGCTGCAAGACAGCGCCATCAACATCGAGCAATTCCTCGGCGAACTGCTGGGCGAACGTCTCGCGCGCCGCGTCAACAGCGAACTGACCGTGGGCGACGGCACGGGCGACCCGCTCGGCATCGTCGCGGCTTCGACCCTGGGTGTTACCGCCGTTTCGCAGACGGCGGTGACGTTCGATGAACTGCTGGACCTCTACCACTCGGTGGACCCGGCCTATCGCGCCTCCCCGAAGGCGCGCTGGATGTTCAACGACACCACCCTGAAGGCTATCCGCAAGCTGAAGGGCGGCGACGGCCAGTACATCTGGCAGATGGGCGATGTCCGCACGGGCGCCCCCGGCACGCTGTTCGACAAGCCGTACTCGGTGAACCAAGCCTGCGTGAACGGCGCGACCGGCACCAAGCCCATCGTGTTCGGTGACTTCGGCAAGTACTACGTCCGCAAGGTCGGCGCTCCGGTGATCGGCGTGCGGCGTGAGTATTACTGGCCAAACATCGGCCTGGCTGGCGTGGTTCGCCTCGACGGCGATCTGATCCAGACCGGCGCCGTGAAGCACTTGATTCAGGCGTGATCCTAACCGGGGCGGGCTTCGGCCCGCCCCTCCATCTCCAGATGAAAGGCTAGGACATGTCCTACATTCAAACCGGCTATCGCAACGAAGACGGCGTGATCGTCACCCAAGGCCAGACTGCGGTGACGCAGGCGAGCAGCATCACCACGGGCGTCACGTGCGACGCCTACACGGGCGTTATCACCACCGTCTCGCAGACTGTGGCGGGCGGCGCTGAAGCTGAGTTCACCGTGACCAACGCCAAGGTTGCGGCGACTGACGTGGTTGTCGCTTCGATCAAGACGCACACCTCGGCGGGTGACTTCATCGTGGCGGTTTCGGCCATCGCGGCGGGCAGCTTCAAGCTGCGGCTGACCAACCTTCACACCTCGACGGCGGGCAACAACGTCCTCGTCATCAACTTCCTGGTGTTGAAGGCCACGGCCTGATGCGACTGCGGATGCTGACGGGCATTGCCGGGGCCGATTTTGTCGTCAACCCCGGCGAGGAGACCGAGCGTTTCAGCGGTGATGAGGCTACGCGCCTTGTCGCCGCTGGATACGCGGTTCCTGTCAGCGACGAGATTGTGGAGCGCGCGGTAAAGGCTATCGCGCCGGAACGTCGGAAGGGGAAAGCCTGATGTGGCGCGCTCCTGTTGTGTCGTCGGCGGCTGCGGTCGAGCCGTTGCTTGTCGATGATATGATCCTGCACCTGAACGCGCAGGGCACGGCTGACGAGGAGTTGATTGCGGCTCAAATCTCGGCGGCGAGGGCGTATGTCGAAAGCTACACCGGCCTGCGGCTGATTACCCAAACACTGACGCTGCGAACGGACGATTGGGCAGACTTTGACGGATTGCAGGTCGCACCGATTCAAAGCATCACGTCTGTCACCTACGTTGACACGGACGGCGCGACCCAGACGCTTGCGACGACGGTTTACGAGGCGCGGCTTTACGGCCTGGAGCCCTGCATCGTCCTCAAATATAACCAGACGTGGCCCACGATCCGCACAGGATCGCAGATCACCGTAACGGCGGTAGTTGGCTATGGCGCGGCTGGTTCGTCGGTTCCGCCTGAAATCTTGCAAGCGATGAAGCTGGTCGCCGCTGACGCCTACCGCTTCCGCGAGACGGCGCAAGTCGGGTCTGTGGCCGGCGTTTACCCGGTGGCGGCGACGGTTGAAAACTTGCTGGCCAATCATCGGAAGTTCCTCTGATGGACAGCGGCGCCCTTGATCGCACCGTTAAGCTTTTGCAGCCAGTGGCGGCCACGAACAGCGCCAACGAAGACGTCATTACCTACACTCTGGCCGCAACGGTTCGGGCTCACAAGGAAGACGTGAGCGACGCGGAGCGGGTGAGGGCGCAACAGGTCGGGGCGATGATTACGACGCGGTTTCGCCTCCGCTGGTCGCCTAACCTGTACTTCATGGACCCGACCTGGCGCCTGAAGCTGGTCGAATACGCGGGTGTTGAGCGCGAATACGACATTACCGGCGTCAAGGAAATTGGCCGCCGGGTCGGGCTGGAAATCACCGCGAACGCTCGGGCGGATCGCGAAACCCTCTACACCTAGGAGCGGCCATGAAGGTCAAGATGCTGGTCGCGATGAATCGTGACGAGAACCCCTTGCGCGTTGGTCAGGTGGCCATCGTCGAGGACCAGCTCGCTGTTCTGTACGTCCGCGCGGGTTATGCCGTTGTGGCGGGACCTGACGACGCTGTGACGCCCGCTGTTGAGCCGGAGCCCGCTCCGGTTGAAGTGCTTTCCGAACCCGCGCCGCCTGTTCGCAAGGCCGCCAATCCCACGAAGGACCTGACCAATGGCTGACCTCAGCATCACCGCCGCCAACTGCGTTCCTGTCGCGCCCGCGCTGATTGGCTACGGCACGTCCGGCGCCACCATCACCGCCGGCCAAGCGATTTATCTGGAAGCGTCCAGCAATACCTGGAAACTGGCGGACAACAACTCGGCGACGGCTGAGGTGCGGCAGGCGACGGCGCTGGCGCTCACCGGCTCCGCCTCTGGCCAGCCTATCGCTTACCTGTCCTCGGGAAGCGTCACCCTTGGCGCCACCATGACGGCGGGCGTTGCCTATTACCTGTCCGACACGCCCGGCGGCATTTGCCCGGTGGCCGATCTGGCCTCGGGTGAATATCCGCTGGTCATCGGCATCGCCAGTTCGACCACGGTTCTGAAGCTGAGCTTTACCTCTTCGGGCGTCGCGCTCTGATGAAGATGAAGGTCACGGGGCTGCGTGAATTGGACGCGGCGCTGATGACCATGAAGCAGTCAACAGCGCGGGGCGTGGTTCGCCGGGCGCTGTTGACGGCGGCGCAACCGATAGCCGACGACATGGCCAAGCGGGCGCCCTCGCCGGGCAAGTACGGCACGGGATACCTGGGCGAACACATCGACACCGGCATCCGGCTTTCCCGTCGCCAACGCAGCGTAAGCCGCAAGGAAAGCGACGTGGAGGTCTACGCCGGGGCGACGCGGGTAGATCAGGCGGTGTTTCAGGAGTTCGGGACCATCAACCACGCGGCGCAACCGTTTGCCCGTCCCGCTTGGGATGCCGGGAAAATGGACGCGCTTGACACGGTGAAGACCGAACTGGCGGCTGAGATTGAGAAGACGGCGGCGCGGGCTGCGAAGCGGGCGACTAGGAAGGGCTGACGATGGAAGAGGCCCTCATTGCCTACCTGCTGGCCCATTCGCCGCTAGCGGCTCTTGTGGGCACCCGCATTCGGCCCGTCATCGCCAAGCAAGGCGAGCGGTTCCCGTGCGTTGTGGTGACGACGGTTTCGCACTTGGCGGAATACGCTACGCAAGGGCCGGTGAGCCTGGCTGACAGCCGAGTTCACCGGCC